GATGTAGAGATGGATAATCCATCAATATAATTCAACTTATACTGATATGGACATCCGCTCCACATTGAGTATTGACTAAAAGAAACTCTTCCCACTATATTTTAAGTTTAAGTTTGGTAATTTGTTTTGAATCAATACCATATTTTTCACAGATGAATTTAATGTTTTCTCTACCTTCTCTCGAAGAATATAGAATTTCTATGTAATCAATAGCTTGATGTTCAGAACAAATATACTCATTTTTTATGAGATTTACAAGCCATTCCTCATATTTTTCTCCTGCTTTTCCTTTAATATATTTTAGGTAATACTTTCCTTTAGGGATGATGTTTATGTACAACTTATACATTTCCTTCGGTGATAGTGTTTGCGTTAAAGGAAGTATGGTTGCAATGAGTTCTACCCACTCAGGTTTCATCGAAAGGAATCTATTAATCATAAAGTTACTCCATGTCTTAATATCCTCCTCTGTTAATTTATCAAAGTAGTTTGGGTCTTGTTCAGACGTAATTGCAGCAATGTGGTCAAATAACTTTTTTCCTGCCATTATTCTACTATTGATGATGGTTTATCTCTCAATTCTAAAGGTAATAACTCTTGCAATGCTTTACCACATTGAGTACACAAATAAGTTTCAATTGGAATAACAGAATCTTGTGGTTGACCTGTTACTAATCTTGATAATTTTTTGAATCTGAATCCTGGCATAAACACTTTGTTTCCACATTCACATTCCATATCTCTCGCATCGTTTAAATTGATGCCCATCGGTAATCCTTGTTCCATTACTTTATAATGTTTAAAATTTGAATAATTGTACTCATAAATACGATTTCTTTATCTACTACTAATGCATCTTTAGATATACCTTCTGCAATAGTTAATATTACATTTGCCGTATTACCAGATGCGTATTCATCTACTCTATCATATAACATAGAATACATTTCCGAATAATCGTTTAGTCTGTTATCAGCAACTGCTTGTCTGATATTCATAAACATATTTCGTTTGTCATCATTTGCTTTTAACAAATCTACCAATTTAGTTTGGAAGTTAGATTCCACCATAATTTGGTGGTCTACTTTTAACTCTCCTTTTGCAGATTGCAATTGACAAGTATTTAAGATTCTACGAATATCTGGATAATATGAACTGATAATATCTGCTACATTTTTTAAATCGTATGTAATCTTTTCTGCATCTAAAATTCTAGTAACTTGGATTGCAACATCTTTCTTTGTGGGAGGTGTAATTGCGAATGTTTGACATCTACTTTTGATTGGGTCAATAATCTTTTCGTGATAATTACACGTTAGGATAAATCTACAATGTTTAGAAAATGTCTCCATTAAGTTACGCAAGATTGCTTGTGCGTTTGGAGTCATATAATCAAACTCATCCAAAATGATAATCTTAAATCCTGCAAACCCCATTGAGGATGCAAAGTTCTTCACCTTATTACGAACCGTATCTACGTTGTTCTCATCCGATGCGTTAATAATCATACTATCACATTTAATAGTATTTACAATAAGTTTTGCAAGTGTGGTTTTACCAGTTCCTGCTTTACCATATAATAACAAATGTGGAATATCATTATTATCCAAATACTGTTGAATGGTTTCCTTTACGGTTTCATTACCAACATATTCGGCAAGAGTTTGTGGGCGGTATTTCTCCACCCATAAACTATGCTCTCTTTTACTATTTTCGTTCGCGAAAAAACTCATCTTTTTTTATTTACCTGTTGAACCAAATCCACCTATACCTCTACTACTTTCACTTAATTCATCTACTACTTGTAATTGAATTACAGGATGAGGAACTATAATTATTTGACAAACTCTATCTCCTACATTATACGCAATAGAATCTAAACCATTTAATTTAATAAATGTTGCTTGTAATTCACCTCTATAACCTGCATCAATTACACCAACTGAATTACTTAACATCAATTCGGTGTTTCGTATGGATGAACGAGGAAATACTAATCCAACCATACCGTCTGGTATTTCCATAGCAATTCCCAAACCATAAGTTATTTGAAATGATGTATTTTCTATGATTTTAGTTGCTACTAAATCTAATCCTGCATCACTCTCTTTTGCATACTTTGGTTTAACTGCATTTTCATGCAATAATTTAATCTTTACTTTCATTTTTTTCTTGTTGCTCGTTTCTCAACTTTTTAGTTTCTTCTGTAATTGGTCTTGGGAAAATTCTAAAAACCATTCCACTTTGTTGGAAATTTAATCCTTCACCTTCTTGTGGTTGAATTTGTAAAACCATTGGTGCAGGTTCTTCTCCTTCGTTTGACCATGCAAAAACGATTGGTTCGTTGTTAAAAAATTGAAAACACCATTCTGCATCTGCTATTGGAGTTGGTGCCGGTTTTGTTGTTTCTTCTTCTGGAAATAATTCTAATTGTTCTGCCATTTTATTTTTATTTAGTTGTTTACAAATATACGAAATTTTTTTTAAAAATCAAAGAATTTTTTTGCAGTTTGAACTTCGTTAGATGCTTTATTCCACTTTAGTGCATTGTAGAAGTCATCTAATTTATTTTCCAACTCTGCTTTATAAATCATATCTCTATCTATATATTGTTCGATAAAATCCATAATCTCCTTTGGGTCATTGTAGTCTTTAAATGCTACTGTATCTAACCCTAATGGATTTTGTCTTAAATATACCCACTTAACTTTATCACCATCTCTGATTGGTTCGTGCTTAAATGGTGAATTGAAGAATTTCAATAATCTATTGTATGCAATTCCTGCTTTAACGTGTGCAGGTGTTCCTTTCTCAAACATTGCAATTTGCAATCCACTATCCTTTCTCCACTTACCATCATCATATTTACTCAATTCTTTGATTGCCCCACCCTTTGCAATAGTTTTTACAGGTAGAGTTGGTAAACTATTTTTAAATTCAATTAGGGTTTTATCTATATAATCATTATCCTTACCCATAAGAATATCTTTCAACATCGTTGACATAAATCCTTGAAATGCTTTGGGGAATGATGAACGAACTACATCCAAACCTTTTACGTCCAATTTATCACATTTGATACCATTTTTTAATACCATCCATTGTGCGTATCTTTTCTTTGCTACCCAAAATCCTGCTTTGGAGATGTATTCTTTTTTGATTTCAAATCTGTGTTTATCTTTTGGTATTCCAAAGAATCTTTCTGATAATAAATCGTAAAAGTTATTTAAGAATGTTTGGGTTTCTTCTGCAATGGTATTAACCTCATCTGCCATTCTTTGTTCATCGAATGTTTTATATTCTGGGAAACGGTGTTTCACCAACGGTTCTGCCATCATATAAATGGAGTCGGTATCTATATAGACGTTGTAATCCTCTTTAGTTCCGAGTTCTTTCCAATATTTGATGTTTGCCATCTCCGCAGTTTTCTTAATAACAGTTTGCCCCGTAATCGTAACTGCCTCTGCATTATCAATATCGTAAAACCGAAAGGCAGGAAGACCAAGAACACCATACATAGAATTAAGAAGAATCTTTTGGACGAGTTGGCGTTTCGCATAAAACTCATATTTTTCCGTATCGCCTGCTTCACCATATTGCTTTTCTAACTTTCTGAATTCAACTCGTTGTTTAAACCAAGTATCCAGAATATCAGCAATAAGACCGGGTTTATCTTGATTGTACAAAACTCCGTTTGCTGCAACTCCTAAGTTGCTATCTTTTATAACATCTTGGAGTTCTGAACTACTATATTCATAAGTATCATCTTTTCCAATAATTGTATAATTCTTATTTATACCTCTTACCCAATCTTCTGGTTCCCAATTAGCAATCTTACCAATCTTAGTTTCAGGACTAATGTTAAGTGTCATAATAATGGATGGATATAGAGATGTTAAGTCCAAGTCATAAATCCAATCATACTTACCAACTATAGGTTCTTTTACATAAGCTCCGATGAACTTCTCTTCGTTATTATCACGAAGTGCCTGCATTTTTTCTTTTCTATCCTTTGGTTTATTTGGTGCTACTAAACCTTTCTTTTTAAGATACGCTAAACATGCACCTTCCAAATATTTTGATGAGAACATATAATCTTCATACGGAACAAATCCCGCGTGGCAGATTGCTCTACATAACTCAATGAATTGTAATTTCTCATCCATTGATACAACCAAGTCTACGTCAACGATATTATACTCAATAAACTTTTCTAAATCGTTTTCAAACAAATCGTCCAAACTTCCTTCATATTCTACTTTACCTCTACCCAACTCTTTTTTTGCGATGTGGTCTAATGTATATGAACTCTCTAAACCGTAGTTATAGTTTTTGTAAAGGTTGATATAATCTAAAATAGATACACCACCAAAACTCCATCTTTGTCTGTAAGGTGAATAGAATGTTTCTGAAATAGGTGATAATCTTTTT